ATCTACGGGGACGAGGAACCCCGCCGCATCTTTAAGCAAAAGCGTCTCGCCCTAGCCTACTCCGAAGAGTCGGGCACCATGCTTGCTCCTGTAAACGCGTCTGACTACGCCCTTGCCGACGACTGGGCAGAGGAAGCGGTCATTACCCCCAAGGCTCAAATCGCCACCCGCGAGAACGCCCCCGCCGGCAGTATCCCGTTCCGAACAATGGGCATCGACGCTCAACGCAAAGGCGGGCTGCACTTCTGGGCAACCGTGCGCCGCTGGAGCCGTAACGGGCAGAGCCGTCTGATGGCCTTTGAGAAGGTCGAGACCTGGACAGGCCTTGACGACCTAGCCCGCAAGCACGGCGTGCATAAAGCCCTAATCGCCGTCGACTCAGGAGACCAGACGCAAGCCGTGTATGCCGAGTGCTGTCGCCGCGGCTGGAAGACCACCAAGGGCTCGCACCTCGACGACTTTGCGGTGACCTCGTCAAACGGACAGACGACCCGCCGCTTTTACTCTGACCCTCAGGCTATGATTGTACCAGGGCAAGCCAACCGAGTGTCGTTTATTGTCTTCTCCGTGCCAGCCGCCAAAGACCTTCTGCATGGCCTACGGGTCCGCAAGTTGCACACCTTCCCCCGTGACGCGGTGGAGGAGTACGCCAAGCAGCTGAACTCCGAGGTCCGCGTAAAGGACAAGCGGACAGGAAGACCTATGTGGATACTCCCGCAAGGCGTCCTCGACAACCACGCCCTCGATTGCGAGGTCATCGCCCTGCTCCTAGCCGTGCGCTGGGGCGTCGTCGGTCGGGAGGCTACGACCACGGAAGCCGAAGCACCTACAACTTGACACCGTGCCCAACTCTATCACTTTAAATGCAAGCGAGTCGGGGGTTTGTGGGGACCTACATTGGCTTGGAGGTTCGGATCGTTGGCCCTCGGCTCGCCCCCTTTCGTTCCAAGAGATGCAAGTTTAACATGGCATCCGGCATCTTTATCGGCCTCACGGAGTGCGAACTCTTGGCAATCCGCACCAAAGCGGTCTCTATGATTACGGAAGGAAAGACCCTCATGTCCTACTCGGACTCTGGCTCGTCTGCGTCTAAGTCGTTTGCCATGCCCCCGAAAGAGATGCTCGCCGAGGCTCAGTACGCCCTCGGTATCCTCGACCCTCAGCAGTACCCGGGCTCGGTCCGCATGACGGTAGGTCGGACGAATTGGAACAACCCAATCCGCAACTAATTTATGGCAGTCAAAAAGCGTCTACCCATCAAGGCCCGCAAGGGAACCCCGAAGCCCGAGGCCTCCGCTGGTGGCTGGCAAAGCACGGGGCTGACTCGCCTCCGCTTGGGGCAGTACGGCGCTCAACCGCGTGACCTACGCCGCGACCTCTCGCCGTTCGACCGCCTGTCGATGGTCCGCAAGTGTCGCTGGGCTGAAAGAAATTCAGGCTTGTTCAATCAGGTGTTAAACGACCTGACACTTTATACAGTGGGGGACGGTATTAAACATCAGTCCCACGCATCGACGCCCGAGGCCCGTGAAGCCTATAACGATTACTTTAATGAGTGGGCTAAGAAGTGCGACATCACCGGCCGCTTTTCGTTTAACCAAGTCCAGAACATCCTCCTCCGCGGTATGCTCCGTGACGGCGACTCGTTTGCCGTAAAGACCCGCAATGGTTTTGACGTGCCCAAGCTGCAGATCATGGAGTCGCACCGAGTCGGCGACCCATTGTCCCCAGACGTATGCCCGCCCGGCATGCATGATGGCGTTCAGTTCGGCCCTTACGGCGAACTCGCTGGCTTCTCAATTTACCGCTCAGACGGCTCTGCCCGCTACGTTATCTCTAACGCAGTGATGCACATCGTCGACCAGGAGTGGGCCAGCGGTGCCCGTGGAGTCCCCATCCTGCAAAGTGCGGTCGACCTAGTGCAAGATAGTATGGATGTCAGGCTGCTCGAAATCCTCGCAATGAAGGATCACGGCGACGTGACAAGGGTGCTGAAAAAGACAGGTGGCTTTATGCCGACCGACATGGGTGCCGAACTCGGTCAGTCCACCCCTCTGACGCAGGGCCAGCAGTACGCGTCGATGGGCGGTAAAATCCTAGCCCTCGAGCCCGGTGAAGACCTCCAGCTGCTCGCCTCCAACCGCGGCAGTCAGGCTATCGGCTTCCTTGAAGCGCTCGAGCGGGACATTGTTCGGGTGCTACCCTTCGAATTCGTTTCATCGCCAGAAAAAGTAGGCGGGGCATCGGTTCGTCTCGTAACCGCCAAGGCTGGTCGAGTCTTCGGCAAGTATCAGTCGGTCATTATCACGACCCTATGCCAACCAACGTGGGGCTACGTCATCGGTCAGGCCATCGCCAACGGTGAACTCCCCGACGATGAGTCATGGACTGAAGTGTCTTGGACGACCCCAAAGAGCGTGACGGTGGACGGTGGACGCGACTCGGCTAACGACCGCGAAGACCTCCGCATCGGCCTCCTATCCTTCGCAGAAATCTACAACCAACGCGGGATGAACTTTGAGGAGGAGGCTGAAATCAAAGCCCAGAACGTCCGCTATCTCTTGGACCTCTCCAAGACCTACGGCGTCCCCTTCGAGACCCTGTCCAATCTGCTAATCAATACCGCTCCTGGTACTGTCGAGCAAACCTCCTCCACCCCTCAGCCTAGCGCTGAAACCGAGACCTCTTCCTAAAATGCGTTTCTTACTCAACGGCCTGAACGGTCGCGAAGCCCTCCTCATCGACCCTGCCAAGGCTAACGATCACCGCGTCTTAGCGGAAAAGTTCGGCTTTACGGATATGCTGGCCCAGCTCTTCGGCGAAGTCCCGAAGGCTTACATCGCCGAGGACGGCACGGGCGTCATCCCGATTGCCGGCGTGATTGGCAAAAGCCTCTCGCCCCTCGAGAAGATGACTGGGGCCGTGGACGTCTCTGACATCGCCGACACCATCGACGAATACGCGACGAACCCGCAAGTGACTCGCATTGCCTTCCAAGTCTCATCCCCTGGCGGGACGGTGACGGGCGTCGAGGAACTCGCCAACAAGGTCCGCAATATCGCTAAGCCGACGATGTCCTACAGCGACACCGAGATGGCAAGCGCCGCTTACTGGGTTGCCGCCGCAGCTGATAAGGTCGTCGCTTCCCCCTCTAGCACCGTCGGTTCCGTGGGCGTCTATATGGTCGTCGCTGACTACTCTGAAGCCGCCAAGGCCGAAGGCATCAAGATGATCGTCATCAAGGCTGGACAGCATAAGGCCATCGGCGTACCCGGTGCCGAAGTGACCGACGCCCATCAGGCTCATCTTCAGGAAGGGGTCGACGAAATCCACGCCGACTTTAAGGCCGCCGTCCTCAAGACGCGTAAGATGGTCAAGGCCGAAGACATGGAAGGCCAAGTGTTCTCTGGCAAGCAAGCCGCCCAGCGCGGTCTCGTGACTGGCCTAGCGGACTCCTTCAATGAAGCGGTTTCGATGTGGGCAGAGAACAGCATCGCCCCTGCCCCTGCCGTTCCTGCCAAGAAGAAGTAAGCCCGTCTCGTTTCCACTATCCGCAATTACAAGATGACTATCGAAGACCAACTCTCGACCGCCGACCTTCTCGCCCAGGCATTAACTGCCGAACGCGACGACCTCCGTGCGACCGTTGAGAAATTGACCGTAGGCGCCGTGGACGAACTCTCTGCCATCAAGGCCGACCTCGTCACTAAGGAAGCCTCCCTCTCTGCTCTCGGTGTCTCCCTCGAAAAGGCTGTCGCCGAGCGTGACGCCTTCGCCGCTAAGATCGCGGAACTCGAAAGCACAAAGGTCTCGGCCTCCAAGGAAGCCGCTAAGATTGCCGCCTCCGTGGGCGTCGAACCGACCGCCATCATCCCCGGCTCCGACAACGTCGCCGCCAAGGTGGACGCTCTCGCTGTCTTTAACAGCCTGACCGACCCAGCCGCTAAGGCCGACTTCTTCGCGAAGAACGCCCAAGCGATTTACGCGGGCATCAAGGTCTAATTTTCTCTCACCCTAATCTCCTAATATACTACTATGGCAAATTCCATCGCAGCTGCTCCAGCAGTTCTCGCCCAGGGCGTCATCAAGGCCCTCGCTAACAAACTCCCGATGCTCTCGGGTTTCTCCACCGTTTTCACCTCCGCTATCGCTGGCGCCGGCAAGACCATTCAGGTTCCCCTGATCGGCACTTCGACCGCTACTGAGTTCTCGACTGGTGGCTACCTCACCCAAGACGACGCCAGTGTCACCTCGACCAGCGTAACCTTAAAACACTTCAAGGTTTCCAGCCGCTTCGCGCCCCTGGACATCCGCGAGTACGGCGTGGCCTTCTTCGCCAACAACTTCGTCGAGACGGCTGCTATCGCCCTCTCCCAGAAGTGCATGACGGAAATCAACAGCCTCGTCACCGCCGCTAACTACAGCTCCAACACCGTCACTGGCGTTGCTCTCGGTTACGCTGAAGTGGTCGCCGCTCAGAAGACCCTCGACGACGCCAAGGCCCCAGACAAGCGTGCCCTCGTCCTTAACAACACCTACATCTCCGACCTCCGCTCGGATGCCTCTATCATCGCTGCCTTCCAGCTCGGTGCTAACGTCATCTCGACTGGCTCCCTCGGTACGATTGCCGGCGCTCAGGTCTACCAGTTCTCGAACCTCTCGGGCAACTCCGAGAACCTTTCTGGATTTTTGTGCGGTGCCGACGCTATCGCTTGCGCGACTGCCCTCCCCTTCAATGAAATCCCGGGTGCTGATGTGTCTCAGGCCACCGACCCAGCAACGGGTCTCTCGGTCCAGGTCATGATCATCCAGGAGCAGTCTGGTTACCTCAACGTCACCGCGACCTTGCTCTTCGGTACGGCTGTCGGTCGGGCCACCAGCCTCCGTCGCCTCCTGAGCGCGTAAGCGACGCGGCTCAAGCCGCCTAAACGAGACCCCCTTGCCTAACCGCTTGGGGGTCTTTTGTTTTACCCTATTGCCAACTGTCGCAACAGTATGAGCCTATACGGGACCGAGTTCTTGGACGACGCTAAGGAGATGATTGCCGACTTCGGCGTGGCTGGTTCTGCCAACTCTGGGGCTATTACCTTCCAATGCCTCATCTCCGACCCTGCCGTCCAGACCGTCCTCGAGGCAGGGGGGTATGTGGAGAAGACCCAGTACACGGTTAGG